ATAGAAATTTCTATGCTAAAGAACTCGAGGATCATAAGTATCATCAGCGTGTAGTTCGAGTAAGAAAACAGGAATTACAGGATACCCTTGAAAAAGAAGAGATGCAAGAGTATCTAAACGGAGATGAAAATGAACGCAGCGATAAATGAACTATTGGATGAAGCAGCGGAGGTAGGCCGTGTTCGTACCGACTGTCCTGATTGTGGGAGTAATAATACTTTTTCAGCTATGTATCTACCAGCTTCTATGGTAGTAATTTACAATTGTTTCGATGCAAGCTGTGAAATCAAGGGTTCAAAAAGAGTTGGACTACAAAAACACCAACTAAAAACTGGACTGTTTATAAAACCAGCTGACTTCGAAGAAGCTGTCCAAGAGGAGTTTTCAGCAGACAGGTTTGAACGGTTGCCGATTAGTGGAAAGGCCATTGAATACCTAAAGAAAGTTCAGTGTCTTGACTTATATGATCAAGACCACATTGATGTGCGCTATGATTCCCAGCAAGATCGTGTGGTTTTTCTTGTCAATGATATAAGAGGTGGGCGTATTGTTAATGCTGTTGGTAGAACCATGAAAGCAGATGGTAAACCTAAATGGTATAAGTATGCTAGAACTTCTGCTGACTACAAAATTGGTTGGGGTAAGATTGCTGTAATTGTCGAAGACATCCCTTCCGCGTGTGTGGTATCAAAACTGGATGATGTTGTTGGTATTTCTATGTGTGGTACAGTTCTATCCGAAATTCTTTATAATTATTTACTTCAAGAATCATATGACAAGGTGTTGATTTGTTTAGATAAAGATGCGGCCTTGAAAAGTATGCATATTTGTGCTACACTCAAACATCAAATGAAATACGTTGGTGTTCTTTTTCCTGAAAGAGATCTCAAGAATATGGACGCCAATCAACTCGAGGAGTTTATAGACCAACATGGCTAAACGAGCAGCATTTGGTTCACAAGTCTACGCGCCCATAAAAAAAACTAGGCGAAGATTTTGTCAACCACCACTAAATCATCGCAAGAAACTAACTCCTTCCGAAAGTAGAATGAAGAAGGCTGGAAGTAATGCAAAACATTGAACTAAATGTTCTGTCTACCATGCTGGACAAAGCTTCGTGGGATAGAACTAAAAACTTCATAACACCAGCCATGTTTCCAAAGGACTGGAGGCCGCTGGCTCATACTATACGAGAAGCACATCTCAAATATGAAGACATCGAGCGGCTGGATAGAACATCCTTAATTGCTGCCCACAAAATATTATTTCCGGCTACACCAGATAGCAAAGCAGAACAAACCAACGATTTAGTGGATAGCCTCATGCTGCTTGAGCGGGTAGATCCAGACCTTGCTTACGACTGGGCTAAAAAGTTTTGGCAGCGAGACATGGCAAGACAAATTGGTGAGAAGGCGGTTGAATTTTGGACTGGTAGCAACGAGGCCGCATTTTCTGAGATTTCACAGATGATAGAAAAAGTTGCTTCTAACAGTCTTGACGGTCAAGATAGCTTCACGATCATACATGATAACATCGAAGAACTAATTAAGTCCACAATCAAAGCTCCTGATTTTACCTTTGGATTGGCTAATTTAGAAAGAGAGGTGCCGGGGCTAAATCGGGGTGATTTTGGAATTATATTTGCTAGACCAGAAGTAGGTAAAAGTAGTTTTTGTGCCCATCTAGCCGCGCATTATCTTGCTCGGGGACAAAGGGTTCATTACTGGGCCAATGAAGAAATCGCCAAGAAGGTTAAACTAAGGATTGTTACAGCGTTCTTTAACATCAATAAAGATACGTTGAAGCAAGAAAATCACAAGTACAAGGTTGAATACAAGAGGTGCATTGAAATAAATCTAGTTGTTATGGATAGTGTTGGAACAAGTGTAAAAGAAATAACTAATTTTACTGCACTGAATAAACCTGATGTAGTCTTTATTGACCAAATGGATAAGGTTAAAGTGGAGGGCACATATACTCGTGGAGATGAGAGGCTAAAAGAGATATATGTTATGGGCAGAGAACTAGCAAAGCGGAATAATTGTCTGGTGTGGGCGGTTTCTCAAGCGAGCTTTGAAGCACATGATAGAGAAGTTATAGACTATTCTATGCTTGATAGTAGCCGTACTGGTAAAGCAGGAGAAGCAGATCTAATTATAGGAATAGGCAAACAGATTGGAATGGATACCACAAACACAAGGTTTCTAGCCATTAGTAAGAACAAAATAAATGGTTGGCATGGTAATGTTCCTGTCCAAATAAACATTGCAACAGGAAGATATAGCACATGATTACTTGTCTCGATATTGAAAATACTTTTGCCAATGGTGATAATATGCCCTATGGCGGAGAAAATATGCTGGTTTCTTGTGGTTATTTAACGAACACCAACGAACAGGGGTATTTGTGTTTTTATCATGTAGACCAACAACCAACACGCAATAACTCAGGTATTTTACAAAACATTTTATATCGAACTCATTTGCTGATTGGGCATAACATAAAATATGATTTACAGTGGTTGCTGGCCTGTGGGTTTCAGTACGCCGGGGAAGTTTGGGATACGATGGGAATAGAATACTTACTGGCAAGGGGGCTGCATAGGGACATATCTTTGGCTGCGTCTTGCAAAAGACGTAATGTGTCGGAGAAAAAGTCTCATATTTTTGATGAGTTTATCAAGTCAGGCAGGGGAATTGATGAAATGCCTTGGGATAAGCTAGTTGAGTACGGAGAGCAGGATGTTAAGTCAACGTATGAGTTGGCTTATGTACAGGCGGAGATGCTAGATATTGAACTGGAAAAGTGGGCAAATGAAACCAACCATTAAATTACACATGGATGTGTGCAGAGTTTTATGTGACATTGAAAACGCAGGTATCAAGGTCGATGTTGAAAAACTAAGGCAGATAGAAACTGACTTTAGAAATGAGTACGTCCAATTAGAAACTGAGCTACAAAATTTAGTTGTAGAGCTTTGTGGAGATACGCCTATAAACTTGGCCTCGGCTGAAGATAGATCTAAACTATTTTATTCATTGGTCGTCCGAGATAAAAAAGAGTGGAAAACTTTTTTTGATTTGGGTACTGAACTCAAAGACGGCAAACGAAAAAAGAAATTTAGACGGGTGTCTCCTCCAAAAGTATTTAGAAACAAGTATCGGCACAAGGTTGGAGCATTTTTAAAAACAGCTCGACAGGTTTGTAATGCCTGTAAAGGCAGAGGAAGTGTTGACTTTATACGAAAAGATGGCACATATGGTATGCCTCGTCGGTGCAAGGTTTGTTTCGGTAGCGGAAGCGTCTACAAAAACCTTAAAGACAAGGCGGGGCTAGGACTTACACCACTGAATGAAAAAGATTTGTCGGTACACGGCTTTAAGACAGATGTAACTACCATTCGAGAAAAGATGTTGCAGGTGCGGGGTATGCCCAGACACCATGAATTTTTAGAAAAGTATATACGTTTCAACGCACTATCGACGTATCTTAATACCTTCATTGAAAACATCAAGAATAACACCGGGCGAGATGGATACATTCATCCTCAGTTTATGCAATGTGTTACAGCTACCGGACGATTGTCCTCGCGGAACCCTAACTTTCAAAATATGCCGAGAAGTAATACATTTCCCGTCCGAGAAGCCATTACTAGTAGATTTGAGGGTGGAAAAATACTTGAAGGCGACTACAGCCAGTTAGAGTTTCGCGTGGCAGGATTTCTTTCACAAGACCCACAGGCTCTAAAGGACATTGAAGATCGAATTGATGTTCATGCGTACACAGCCGAGATTATTGGTGTAAGTCGTCAGGAAGCCAAGGCCCACACATTTAAGCCGCTGTATGGTGGACGCACAGGAACGCCCAGCGAAAGGCGTTATTATGAAGCATTCCTCGAGAAGTATAGCGGAATTGCTAGTTGGCATGAAAAATTGGGTAGCGAGGCTTTGGTACACAAAAAAATAACCCTACCGTCTGGTAGAGAATATATGTTTCCAAATGTTCGGCGGTTTCCCAGTGGCGGTTTTTCTAATGCTACACAAATAAAAAACTATCCGGTTCAAGGATTTGCAACCGCAGACTTACTACCTGTTGCATTAGTGTCACTACATAAAAAGATTAAAGAAAGTAAAATAAAAAGCTTGATTTGTAATACCGTTCACGATAGTATAGTCATGGATGTACACCCTGATGAAGAGGGTATAGCTACAGACCTATTAACAGAAGCCATGCTGGGCATCAGAAAGGAATGTAAAGCTCGGTATGGTTTGGAGTATAATGTTCCAATCGGGATCGAAATAAAGATTGGGAACGATTGGTCAAATCTCGAGACTGTCACTGTAAAGGAGATATAATTAACATGGCAGAACTAGCACTAGCGCCGAGCATAACCGATCTGGTTACGGCAAAAGACGTAGATACAGATGCTTTGATGGCTGCATTAGGCCAAAAGGATTTGTCATTTAAAGAGGGTGAAGCAGGGGGCTCGTTTTTACCTCGGCTTGCTATTGAACACAATACTGAAGATGATGAGGGCAAGGCCCTTCCTCGTGGACAGTGGCGTATACAAGATGAGAGTGGAGAAACTGTCTATTCTAAGACTGTTATTTTTCGTCCATTTCTTCGTCGATATATGTAT